GCAATCCCATTAAGACCAGTTCAGTGGTGGAATGAAGTCTATATAGAAGAACTCAAGCTTTTATGTGAGTCGATCTACCTGGCTTCTCACTACAATCGGCTAGAGATTAAAGCAGCTTTAGACCACGATCTCAAGCTTGCTGAGAAGTATCACCGTATGGCAAATGCCAAAGTCCCGGTGATCCGTGCCTTACAAACGACTTTACAACTCACACCATCCCAATTGCATGGCCAGGCTAACCGTTTCAACGGCTCAGCTAAAGCCCACCAGCAAATCCACGACATGCTAACTGATGTTACCGATCTTTATGCCAACTAAACGTCCTACCGCCGATCCATTTTATGCTTCGTCGGCCTGGCGAAACGTCCGCAAGATTGTGCTAATCCGAGACCACGGCTTTTGTGTTATCTGCCGTAAAACGATGCCCCGGATGCAAGTCGATCATATAAAACCTCGCAAGCAATACCCACATTTAGCTCTTGATTTGAACAATCTGAGAACGTTATGCCCATATTGCCACTCAAAGGCCGACACGTCCTTAGGACGATCAGCTGACTATAAAGCACGACCCTTTATCGGAGCCGATGGCTTTCCTAAAGACAGTGAGTGGTCATAACCCGCATAAGAGTGCCAAGTGACCCAATAAGAAAAGATGACTAAGAATAAAACAACACTTACACAAGACTGGTCTGACTACTCTCCTGAGATTCAAGCCGCTATCAAAAGCGGGCCTATCCCTCAAGATAGGGATTTCTCGAAGGTGAAGTGGGAAGACCTTAGCGATGCCGAGCGTGTAATGCGCTTTATCGAAGCGGAATGCAAGGTGCCAGAAGGCGCTTTAGTAGGTAAACCGATTATACTGCTGCCATTCCAACGAGCCTTTATCCGCTCAGTTTACGATAACAAAGATGACGTAGGTGAAAGACTCACCAAAACCGCGATTCTCTCGATTGCCCGGAAAAACGGCAAGTCCACGATTATTGCGCCACTAGTATTAGCCAGTATCATTGGTCCACTCGCTCCTAAGAACGCTCAGATTATCTCTGGCGCTCAATCGCGCGAGCAGGCTGCGATTCTCTTTACAGCAATGTCAAAGATGGTATCGCTCAACCCAAACATGGCTAAGCGGTGCCAAGTCATACCATCTGGAAAACGTCTCAAAGGCATAGCAACTAACACAGAATACAAAGCACTAGCAAAAGACGGCGCTACTTCGCAAGGTTTATCGCCTTACATTGCCGTTCTTGACGAAACAGGTCAAGTTATAGGACCTCGTGATTCGTTTATCGAAGCTATTACAACTTCGCAAGGTGCCCATAAAGACCCTTTACTTTTCGTTATCTCCACTCAAGCGGCGTCAGACTCTGACATGCTCAGTATGTGGATTGACGATGCGACTCGTTCTATCGATCCAACTACTGTTTGCCACGTTTACGAGGCCGAGAAGGATTGTGATTTACTTGACGAGTCTCAATGGATTAAAGCTAATCCTGCGCTTGGCGTATTCCGCTCGAAAGACGACTTACGTCAGCAGCTTGAAAAGGCTGCGCGTATGCCTGCGTCTGAAGCTGCCGCCCGCAACCTGCTACTCAATCAACGAGTGTCTTTGCTTACTCTCTTCGTCTCACCTAGTGTTTGGAAAGAGTGTGGGCAACCATTCGAAATGCGTCTCTTTGAAACAGAGCCTGTCCACTTCGGTCTTGACTTATCCGCAAGGAACGACTTGACCGCTGCTGTTGCCTCTGTTAGAGATCCTATCACAGGTCATATACATTCCATGCCGTTTATCTTTACGCCTATGGACGGTCTCGATGACCGCAGTCAAACTGACCGCGTTCCTTACGATCAATGGGTCCGTGATGGATTTATATATGCTCTACCTGGCGCTCATTTGAATTACGAGATGATCGCTCAAGAGTTAGCAACACGCACTCAAGGTTGGAATATCGCATCGCTAAGTTTCGACAGATGGCGTATTGATGATTTCAAGGTAGCCGCAGAAAAGACTGGATTCGCTCAAGAAGCAGAATGGATTCCCGTGGGACAAGGTTTCAAGGATTTCTCTTTGAGACTAGAAGGTCTAGAATCACTTTTGTTACAAAAGACTCTACATCACGCTAACCACCCGCTACTAAACATGGCCGCATCTAATGCTATCGTGATATCCGATCCTACTGGAAATCGCAAACTAGATAAATCCAAATCTTCACAAAGAATTGACCCCTTAGTCGCTCTAGCAATGTCAACATACTTGCTTAGCGATAATTCATTAATGCTTACAGACGTAGATTCTATGATCGTCTGATTAGGAGATATAAATTGGCAGTATTTGAAATTTTGGCTGAAAAGTCAGCAAACGATCAACGCACATTCTTTTACGATAACATGACAAACGTCTTAACTGACGAAACAGGCGTGTTATACGCTTTTCCTGATAAAAGAGCGGACAACTCGACTCCTGCTGTAATCTTTGGCAAGGACGAGCCACTCAAGAAGTCGAAGCAAATTGGCTTTCTAAAGATTCAACTAGGATTAGGTTGTAACTACTCGTGTGATTATTGCTCACAAAAGTTTGTTGAACGCGCCGACTCTACATCACCTAAAGATATTGCCGATTTTATGGCTAAGCTTGACGTCTTAGATATCACTGAAGAAAAAGGTCTTAAAGTTGAGTTTTGGGGCGGCGAGCCTTTGGTTTATTGGAAAACATTGAAGCCTTTGGCAGAAGCCATTCGCGAAAAATTTAAGCATTGGAAGCGCCAGCCTAAATTCGCAATGATTACCAACGGCTCGATTCTCACTGATGACATTATCGACTGGCTGATGATGCAAGACTTCTCAGTATCGATTTCACATGACGGTCCTGGCCAGCATGTGCGAGGCCCAGATCCATTCGATGATCCTGAGACAAAGAAGCGTTTATTAGGCTTCTATCGCATGATGACACGTCTTAACAAAGGCATTAGTTTTAACTCTATGCTATCCGCAAAGAATAAGAGCCGTAAGGCCATTTCAGATTGGTTTAGAGAATTAACAGGCGATCCGAATATTTCGATCGGCGAAGGCGGCATTGTTGATGCATATGACGAAGATGGTATTACTAATTCGTTAATTACTAAGCAAGACCACTTTGAGTTTAGACGTTTAGCGTTTTCTGATATCTTTACCTCAGGTGGCGATATCGCGTTTAAGATGCAACTACAGAAGATTAATCAGTTCACTACTGACGTGCTGTCACAGAAACACGCTTCCACATTGCCTCAAAAATGTGGTATGGACTTAGACGACGTATTAGCGGTTGATTTACATGGAAATGTGATTACCTGCCAAAACGTAAGCGCTGTAGAAACTTCGAAAAACGGGGAGTCCCACTTAGGCGGGTCTCTTGACGACTATGACAATGTTTCTATCACTACTTCTACCCATTGGGCGAAGCGTGAAGAATGTCCTAAATGTCCTGTCTTGCATCTCTGCAAGGGCGCATGTATGTTTCTAGATAATAAGTTCTGGAAAATCTCTTGCGCTAATGCTTACTCAGATAACATTGCACACTTTGCCTTAGCTTTTGAAAAGATGACTGGGTATATCCCAATTCATATTAAAAATGATGACTTACCTTTGGAACGCCAAGATGTCTTTGGTACGTTGTTTGAGCACAAAGAAGAGTCTGTTCGTAAGGTTATTCCTATCAAAATTGTGAATCATATCGCAGAGATAGTGGATAACGTTCCTATCTACTCTAAATCGGAGGTCGCTTATGACAATCCAAGGTAGCGGCCCGATAGCCGTAAGTAATATTAGCACAGAAATAGGACAGGCACCGACCTACACGACTTCTTTGAGTTTCTTGAACGGGCAAATCAAACCGTCCGTTCGCCCAGCAACTCCTACGATGTCTGCTTTCTATGGTATGAGCTTCTTTCAGAATACCACTGAAGGTAACTGCGCTAACGGTAACTGCACAGAGAACTGTAACTGCGGTAACATTCAATGTACCAACTGTTTAATCGCAGGAGGCGTGGATTGCGTAAACTGCGATCCTCAGCCATTCCTGCAAGTCGGTGCTAACTGCGCTTGTACATATAACTGCACCACTAGCGAGGTTTCATACGCATGTAACTGTGCTTGCAACTGCTCTAAAATCATTTGCTCTAAATTACATGAAAAAGGCCTTATGGCTCCTGTAATTTTCTCTGCAGACCAGGCTTACGGCCGTTGGCTCTACAAGAATGATAAGGCAGTTTATCGTGGCTATATCCGTTGGGCTCGTATTGTAACGGCTTGGATGGATGGTAAAGGTCCTGCATATATGCCTTGGATTAAAGATCCTGTGGCTCGCTCTGAAGCACAGAAGCTTGCGATTACTAAGATGGCCATTAAGATTGGTACACCTTGGTCTGAGCATATGGCTTACCGTATGGGTGCATTAAAGCAGGATAATTTCCGTGGTCGTGTATTAATGAACATTGGCGTTCCTATCTGCCGTTTGTTGGATAAAGTTCCTCGTGTTCGTGAAAAGAATAAACGCCACCGCTTGCCAGTATTGTACGCAATGTGGGCTGCTTTCTATGTTAGTGATTTTATCGCTGGCACTGCTGATCGTATTCATTCAGTAATTGAAAAGTTCTCTGCAAAGGATGTAGCTCATGCCAAGATCGACTAGAACGTTTCCAACACAGGCCGATAAAGATCGCTATGCTCATAACATTGAGTATTACTTCAAAGTAGAAGTGCCTGGCAAAATCGTAGCGATGTCAGCCGCAGATCGTGCTAAAGCTTTAGAGATGACAAAGAATTACGCTGATACATTGTCAGCTGTTTTTCTTCCACATGACTATAATGCAACGGTGCTTGCTGGTATTCCAATCCCTGCCGTACCTGCTAAGAAGTAAGGAGAAAATATGTTAGAATTAAAGATAGCTTCTCCTGCCGATCTTGACAATTATCGCGCAGATATTGTGCATTACACTGATATCGATTTGTCTGGCAAAATTTTAGCGTTGCCACAAGCACAGAAGGATAAATTCTTCAAGATGATGGATACTTATCCAGCCATTATTGAGCAATTACTTCCTCCTGGTGTAGACATCCTTGAGCATATTCAAGGTAAACGCTTTGCTGCTGCAAACGCAAGTCCACATCCTGGTATTGATTTTTCTTACGATGATCCAATCATTAAAGAATACGATATTTGGAAAGCAAAACAAGTTTAAACAAATAACCCTATCTTGAAGGCCTAACCGCTTTCTTGATAGGGACTTATTAGGAGCATCATGAACGTTACACCGATTAGTCCTACCATTACTGGTAAGTTTCTAAACGAAAACCCATTATGGAATTATCCTATTTGGGCCGTCGAGACCGACTTTGACGATACATTTAATGAAGTACTTATGGATGAGCTCTACTCAGTAGCGCAGGAGATTTCTCGCTCACCAACACCACATCACAGTCTTTGGGATTACCCAAGGCCTAATCTTACAATTCTTCGGAAGATGCTCGACACGACTGTTACAGCGTGTGCGTATAGCATTCCAGAATTAAAAGATCTTAAACTTACATTCAAATCTCACATGGGTTGGCCTAACGTCCGCTCACCGGGTTTGACTATAGATAATCACGCACATCCAGACACCTCATTCGCGGCTACTTACTATGTTAAGACGCCTAAAGATGGCGGTGACTTATTGTGCTATATGCAAGACGGCTCTATTAAACGAGTTACACCTCGTCCTGGCTTGCTAGTTGTGCTACCGTTTTATATGTTACACGAAGTTGAGATGAATACTTCTGACGAACTTCGAATTTCAATCTCTGCAGACTATTTCCAAATCGTAGACGAGCACGCGGACAACGCTCTTGTCTTGAAGAGTTGGTGCGATGATATGATGAAAATCAGAGGACAAAATGTTCGCTAAACTTAACAAAGTATTTGACCCTGTGCCTTACGATATTACAAGCACAGGCGTAGGATTTCTTATAGATGGTAAAGGTATTCAATATTACGATATTGCTACTGACAAGGCGCAATTCTTTGCAGTTATACCTGAGCGTTTTAGAAAAGAGTTCTGCCTTCACTTGATGCATATCGATCGAGATATTCCTCCGCATATAGACGACAAGATTAGAACATCGATTAATTTCTATATTCTAACCGAAGACTGCGAGACTAAATACTTTCGAGTAAATCAAAAAGCATCTACACAGCAAATAGAAAATCAAACTAATGGTGTTATCTTTGATGAGTCAGAGCTTACCTTTGTTGATAGCTTTGTGGCACAGCCAGGCGAGGCTTGGTTATTAGACGTCACGCTGCCTCACAGTGTAAAAGCTAATCCACACTTCAAAGAGCGCCTAGCTTTTTCATTATCTACTGGCACTTTCTCCTACTCAGAGGTGTTATCACTTCTAAAGGAGACAGGTTGCTTATGATTGCCATCATTTATACGCTCGTGACTTGCCACCTTTTAATGGCAATGAATACTTTATATATTCACAGACATCATACCCATCGAGCAATCCAATGGAATCCATTTATGGTCCACTTTTGGAGAGTCATCGCGTGGTTTGATGGTATTCATACTAAAGAGTGGGTCGCTCAGCATCGCAGACATCACATGTATACGGACGTTCCAGGCGATCCACATTCGCCTAACATCCTTGGCATTTGGAATATCGCTGTTAAAGGTTTCTTTATTAACATTTGGGCTCGCTACGGCTCAACTCCTTGGAATACTGCTGAAGAGTTGAAAGTGCACGGTCGCGGAACGCCTGACGATTGGTTAGAGAAAAACATTTACACTCGCTTTCTACGCGGTGGTCCA